AGCTCATCTATGTTTGTACCTGCAAAACCAGGAAAAACATCAACAGAATTAGTAGTAAACAATGCAATATTGTCACTATTATCTAGAGCGTCGACATTTGCAGTATACGCCAGTGGTTTCCTCTTAACTCTCATCATAGTAGAATCATTTTGTGGTCTAGACCATCCGAAAACCGATGCTACTCCGGCGGTGATATCAGAAGCCCACTTGAGACTACCAGCTACTGGTGAGAAAAATGGAACTTGAGTAAGTATAGCACTTGCTTTAGATACTTTCCTAGCAACACTTTCTATCGGTCCTGCATTTTTAGATTTTGCCTCTCTAATAGAGACATCCATCTGAGGAGCAGCCATTGCACCAATAAGCGTGATATTAGTCATTCTCCAGTAGATTTGAAAGGAAGCACTTTCTCCAGCTGGTGCCAATGCACTATTAGCAGAGAAGGGTGCCAAATTAATAAAACCCATATGTCCTTTATGTCTCTCATTATCCCAGGCAGTTGACGTGCTGGGTAGAGGCATAAAGTCATAGGCACTAACCCATGGAACCTTGAGTACAACTCTAGTGTCACAGGAAAGATCAATTTTGACACCATGCAACTGAGAACGTGTGATTGGTAATGCATTGTGAGGTGCATACCACTCAGAGGCTCTACTCTGTCCCACTCCACCGGTGTAGGTAAAATAAAACCAATAAAGCCCTTGAACAAACCTAGTCGCATTCACAACCAATTCAAACTCCAAATCATATCTGATACCAGCAATACCCTGGAGCTTATTTAGCACCATAGCATTCATACCATCTTTGGGAAAGAAACTTGCATTCCACGCAGCTCCACCAATATTTCCATATGTATCAGTACTTAGAAAGTTAGAAGCAGCTAACTTCTTGGGTCTTTCTAAAAATGAAATAATTGACATTTCATTTCTAAACTCTGAAGGACCGTATAAATCATCACCCGGTTTATCGTAGGCAATGACGTCTGCCTCTCTCAGAGCACCATCATTATGAAATGTTGTAATATCCTTGTTCTCAACGGAAAGAGAATCGGTATATACCTGAGTCTCTCGGAATGTTCCGTCTTTGCCGATTTCGCTCGACGAGCTATCCTTATTATTCATAGCGATCTTGTTATAGTATACCACACTAAAGACCAGATTGTGTGGCAACGAAGAGTCCTCGACAATTTTAGGTCCGATTTGGCAGTGAGGGTTAAATAACCCCGGACCTTTAACAGCGCAGCAATACTTCTCAATTAATCTCTTCTCTTTCATCTCTGAAGCAAGATCACACGCTGAGTGATATAAGCCCAATTGTGGTTCAACAATAGGAACAAGTCGGAAGTTTTGCGCCGTTCCGGGGGCGATACCTCGCTCAAAAATTTCAGCGAGTGTAATAATCCTGGACTGAATCTTAATTTGCTCCAGGAGCTGTGGGCATGTACTATTGATCCCATCGATAATTATCTTTGAAAACCAATTATAGTATTCATTACCCCACAGTGATGCTTCACGAAGAGCGGTATTGCAGTTACTAACAAAGATATCTAACTCATTACCCTTCTTCGTCCACAGTATCATCTCTTCTATGGTTTCTTTTGCTAACGGTGCAACAACAAAACCAAGTACTGGTTCATATCTGAATTTCCGCTTCAAATAAAGGATTTCTGAGAGCTTTGAACAGTCTAGCTCCACATCACCTTTATTAGCTGGAGTGATGGTATGACCAAGTTCAGACATATACACTTTAACTTTCGAGAAGGATAATATATCCCACATCTCCTCAACCATAGTTCTGTAATTGTCGTCTCCATGTACAGACAAAAATATATGATCTCTGAATCTCAATGTGAGTGGAAGATTGTTGTCAATCAATGCACGATAAAAACAATACCTCCAGTTGAAAGAATTAATCAGACAATTCATGACTGGTGTAACAAAACACCCTGACGGTTGACCCATCAATATAGTGAAGACTACATTGTCTATCACGATATATGGATCAACAAAATCAAGCCAGATTATTTCTCTAATACCCTTGTGTTCATCATCATGCCACTCTTCTATAAGATCGAATAAATCCCACTGCATTCTTTTCCAATGAGACACATCATACGCACTATAATCAGAATCACCGGCAATAGGATCTTTAGAATTAGAAAATCTTCTAGAAGCCTCATATAATGAGTGCCATTCCATAGATAAACAATTCACTCCTAGAGATCCCTCATCAGCAATACGATTTTTAACATATGCTTGGCGGAACTTGCTATAGAACATAGCGCCTACAACACAAAAATCAAAGGGTGCTCCCATAAATGCTCTAGAAGAACACTCCAATACCTTTTTAACAGGTCGCCTTTCAGCTTTCAAATTAAAAGTATAATAATCTTCAGGTCGTATACGATTTCTCATCAAGTCCAATATTCTTTCAACTCGTTCCAACATATAGTTAAAAGATCTGTGAGTCCTATCCCTGGGTGCACCTTCTTTGTACAACAACTTCTTTAAACTAGGGCACTCCTTTTTATGAAGTATACCAGCAGAAGATGCAGAATTAATAGAGGTAATAAATTCTTCATCATTACCCCACAATGCTTCCTCCAATGGGATAACATTTGAACCCGAAGGTTTAGGAATAGACATAATGAGTCTTCTCATACTGTCTTTTGCCAGTTCATAAGCAAACTCATTCTTACCTAAATCATACGAAATATCACATTGCCTATATTTAGAGATAGCCTTATTTCTAGGAGAAACTCCATTCACACAATTAAGTGCAGCTGGGGCTTCCCTGACCGGAATTGGTACATGATTTTGTAATGGGGATGGAACTATGTCATGATGATTAGCTAACGTATGTTTAAAATTTTTAACTGTTAGTCCTTGTATCATCAGATTGCCCAATTGAGGTACTATAGTGAAATCCTCTTCCATATATTTACGATCAGGATGATCTATATAGGTAAATTTCTTAAGCTGTTCAATAACAAACTCTCTTGAAACAGTGCTACAGTAACCCTTATTGGCACTCATAGAACCAGCAGAATGGAAACCAATAATTCTACCAGCTCCCAACCTACTGTCCATAACAAACACTGGAATACCACAATCTCCTTTTCCTGTCGTAGTATCATACTCCACAATATCAGAAAGATAATAATGAAAATCTTCTGGATCACCAACTAACATTTTGAAATTTTTACCTCTCACAAGAGCAACAGGTATTTCATGAAACTGTCGATGTCTCGCACTGACGCATAATCTAATATTTTGTAACTTTACTAGATCAGATTCAGGAATGATTTTGTCAACCATATTTCTAAATCTGGGCATGGCACGAGGAAACTGGAAGAACACAAGATCCTTATCTGGAAAACTGACAACGGTGTTCCCATTTGCAAAATAACTCAAGAAGTTCTTAACTGTGGTTCTAAAAATACATAAATCATTCCTTAAGAAACGTACCGGTTTTTCACCAAAGGAAGGATTAGACTCCACATTCTCATTGAAAATGAAATGGTAATGTTGTGGACAAACTGCTATATTATCTACTAGCATAGTAATATAACCTACTGTTTTGAAACCAGTACCTTCATCAATCTCCATGTTTAATACGTTTCGATTGAGCACAGTTTTAACAATTGCCACTCCATTATCATCCACTTGTGGTTCAACATATGGGAGACTATAGTCCACATCAGCTTGAGGATCCACTTTTTCAATCTTCATCATGGTCTTCGGAACACTCCTCACACGGTGTTCTTGTAAATACTGAGGTTCAGAACTTACTCTTTCCATAGTGCGAGGTTTAGATTTAACTTTGTGTTCATGTAGATACTGTGGTTCAATACTAGTATCTACACTCCCTACAAACTTATATATACCATAAGCTGAAACAATGACTGTTATCAAAGCAAGGAAGGGATGTTCTTGAATAACATCAGATGTTTTACATAAGAACTCCCAGATTTTATTCTTTTCTTCACCTATTAAATCTCTGCGTTTGTCAACAAACCATTCTTCAGCTGAACCAATATCAGACATCAACATTACAGGTCGTATAGTATTAGGTGCTCCTTCATTTCTTGTAACATACCTATATGTATATTTATCAGTCATGTATATATGGGACAACCAAGATGCCATCAACCAACAATATTGCTCTTTCTTGTCCTCATCAGACAGGTCACAATTGTCAAGAATACTATCCTCGCAATCCTTGAAGTAATCTACCATTCCCTTATCAGAAAAGTAGAAGCAATGTTCAAATCTTCTTCTTATATCTTCAACTTTATCGTCTGAACATTTTCCCAAAAATTTATAGAAATCGCCTTTCTTAGCCTGCAAAGTACTTTTACTAATAAAATCTTCAATTTCCTCATTAGTAAAATCTTCTGGTGTTTCATCCCAGTCGATGAATTTGAATTCAGAGTTTACCTCTGCATCCATCTGAGGGAATGCTCCAGGCATTCGCATCCTGTCCCACAATTGCTTCATAAAGCTCTTTTCTTCAGGTACTATAATATTATCCTCTATAGTTCTGAATTTAGCATTATACTCTGCCACACGTGTGTGAACATCATTTACATGTGCTGTATGATTCATCTCCTGAAGAGAGTTCCAATATTTTACATCACTCTCAAAGAACATCTTCTGGTTTACCTCATAGTGAGCTAAAGCCTTAAGATATCTCTGTCTATGATGTTCCACTAATGCCTCAAAGTCGTATGGTTTACTGAAATCAGTCTTACCAGTACGGGGATCATGTTTGAAGCACTCTATCATGTCCAAATTAACAATTGTTTTGTTTTCAGCGTCCTTCTTTAATTTATTAGGATCCATTTGCTCACTCCAATAACCGGCGTTGGGATCTTTCCAGAACTTCTTTTTAACAGTAACATAGAAAGCTCCTGGTTCCAATCTTCTCCAGATAGCAGCTCTGCACACGATATCCGTTGGTTCCACCTTTCTCAAATTAGTGGTCATCACAATAGATGTCGGTCGAGCTTTCGTATTTCCTTTCAATTCTAAGGCTGCCATGTGCAATTCCATAGGGCTAGTGTTGTGTAACCGGATGATATTCATTGACTCACCATCAGGATCAGATCCATCGACAACCAATTGTCCATAATCATCAACAAAGACCACTTTTATAGTATCTCTGTATCCATCCCAATGCTTTGTCTCTACCATACGATTGAAAATATACCAATAATCATTTGACATATGATTTTGATACTCAATCTCATTCTTGCAGTCCATAATAACTGCAGCATGACACAGAGCAGTTGCTGATACGGTCTTAAGAACGCCTGCTGGACCAAATAAACACGTAGTCGTTGGTTCCTGTCTTAGTCCTGTAGCATACACATTGGCTGCTGCGAACTTATCTCTCAACTGAGAAAGAGTTTTTAGCTTACTTTCTACCAACCTTACATAGGCCTTATGTGTATTCTTCTTATTTGTACTCAAAAGGATATTTTCTCCTTGTCGGATACACTCATTTAGAATGTACAAATTAGGCTCATTTATCGCAAACTTACCATTGCGTAATAAATTTGCAATATCGTCAGACATGATAAAGAATCTGTCAAGAGCAGTATTTCCAGTTTTCTCCACAAAATCCGGTAATCCTGTGATCTCACAGATGACAGAACGCAAACTACGGAAGATCTCCCATAAACCATCTAAAAGGTTTTCAACACCATTAGAATGACTGGCTAATCTTGCCATTTCAGTTATCTTCTTTATAGTAAAGATCTCACTCATAGGGGTACCAGCTAGTAGTGTTGTAAGCAACACTACAATAGCCGAATTAGGTGAGATATCTGCCTGCGGTATGACATCTGGTGGTATTCTTACACCAAAGTCAGCATAAGATGTACCAAGCCCAGTTATTTGTACGGACTGTTCCAGACGACGTGTTGCTGGATTGATCTCCATCATATCAAGAGCCTCATCCTCTCCATCTCCATAAACTGTTGCATCAAAAATGGATGGACCATCTAAAAATTGTACAGTAAAATGGGCTATTGCAACTCCTAGTTCTCTACCTGTGAAGAAAGCACAGATATTCGTTATAATTATGAGAACTATATCCATAGAATCCATGTGTGTTCTTTGACCTGCATAATATCCTTGTAATTTATTCAGTGCATATACTGCTATCATTCCTAAAGCCGCCGTTCCAAAACTTTTGAAAGCGACACCATATTTAGCATAAAGACCATCCAAAATTCCTTGGAAGGTCCTACTTATAACACCTTTTGCTAAATTAGCTAATTTCTCTTCGAAGAAATCAGACAACCTACCAGACAAATTTTTAAAAGTCTCATACAGCGATTGAGGTTCGGCACCTTCTAAGTTCATATTTTCTAATTTTTCCTTCATCTCAGAGATAATAAACGTCAAATCTTCCCCGCTCGGCACTGAATTGGGAGAAGAGAGATTCAAAATCTCTGCAACAAATCTGCGAATAGATCTTCTTAAAAGGTAACGAGCTCTAGCGTCATGTTGAGGAATAGAATACCTATAGTACAACTTCATAGCTTTAGAAAAATGTATAGGTTTATTCACTTTTCGCGCCCATACAACGCAAATGCACATAGCAATAAAGGCATACATACATTCTTCACGTCTAGTTGTATTAAGAGTATTCCTGACAGCATGCAAGAGATGTTTTTGTTTCAAGACACCATGCATCATTATATCATAAATAATACATGTAAATGCTTCAATAGCACCTGTCTTTTTCTTAATATCTCTTATTTCGTCACGGAAAGTTTCTCTCATATCTGCTATAATCGCATTAATATTGGATGTACTTAATTGCATTCCATCCCACATTTGCATATGAGAGAAAAGGTCCATCAAATCGTCATGAAGTTTAGCTTCTTCCGATTTGGTTCTTTCTCTTCTTGGTCTGGTGTTAAAGAGAGTAGATTTTCTTTCTTTAAATGCTTCCTTCTCGTCAAAGGTAATCATCTTTGGTACAAATTCATCTCCTCTCCAGCCTCCTAAGATGAGGGTGAAGGGTTCTTCACTATTCTCAAATATAGTTGCTGGTGGGACACCAGAATTTTCTTGTTGTGGGGCTACCACTTCGCTTGTTGTTTGTTGTGGGGCTACCACTTCGCTGTTTTCGCCATTTGGCGTGGGGGTTAACACCTGCTTAACTCCCAAAATCTCAAATTCACTTGCTGTATTATTGTTCATTTGAAAAAGGTAATGGGGACAGCCTCCTCAGGCTTGAGTCATTTTGATAAGGCTACACTTCGTCCCGCCCTGGGTTGAGCATTTAGCTCTCAACCGTGGCTCAATTTATTTCAAGGGTTTTATTCCCTGCATACTAAGATTATCACACTATACACACTCAATCTACTAAAATCTATTGGCTTGATTTTCAAGTCCCCGCAAGGAAACTAACAAAAGGATTCGTTGAAAACTAATATACTATAGTACTCCCAAATCTTTTACATACCTAAAATAGGCTTCATTGGGCTATAGCTATACTAGATTTACATCTTCAGCCTCCTTATGCTAATCAAAATCAATAACAATAGATCAGATTAAGGTACACAATGTAGATAATATTAGAATGGTTCTCCTATCCGGGATCGGTGAGGTACCAAATCTCTCCTTCGTTCTGATATTTTCTAAATTTTATAATGTTTTTGGGTTTTTATAATTTTAAGATGTTTTTAGAATTTTGTATATTTTGTTACGATAATCAAATAAAAATCAAAAGAAAATATTAAAAGAAACAGATAAATAAAACAAATTTTCAAAAGATTAATAGTGATCGTACGTTATTATACCTACACCAGAAGTAGGCACGGATGGGATTCTCATTTACTATCTCAACAACTCTTGGGTCTACACATAAAAATGAGCTTGAGCCGGGCCGTGGCAGTTCTGCTTGCAATATAAAGTTTAGCCGTACAGACCTACCATTAACGTTTTGAGTAAAATAAACCTGGGGTAAAACCCCA